TTCAGCGCTATTTTTACTATTCGTTGCAGAAACCGATGAAGCTGACGCTGACGTGGCAGAATTAGACGCTGCTGTCGCAGAATTAGATGCTGCTGTCGCAGAATTAGATGCTGATGTGGCTGATGTTTCGGCGCTATTTTTACTATTAGTTGCCGATGTGGCCGATGATGCAGCTGATGCAGCTGATGTTTGTGCTGCTGTAGCCGATGATGCAGCTGACGTAGCTGATGTTTGCGCTGCTGTCGCAGAATTGGCTGCTGCGGTTTGAGCACTTTGAGCATCATTTTTAGCTGTTAATGCTGCTGTGGCGCTGTCTGCTGCTGATGTGGCCGATGATAGTGCTGATGTTGCCGATGATGCAGCGCTATTTTTACTATTCGTTGCAGAAACCGATGAAGCGGACGCTGACGTGGCAGAATTAGACGCTGCTGTAGCCGAAGATGCCGATGCAGTTTGAGCACTTTGAGCATCATTTTTGGCCGTTAATGCTGTTGTCGCACTATCTGCTGCTGATGTGGCCGATGCTGCCGCAGAATCTTGTGCCGTTTCGGCATATTCCATCGCATTAGAGGACTCTACATTCATAGCATTTATAGAGTCGTGAATAGCACTCCTGACTTCTTCCCCATAAGTTGCAGATAATATTTGAGCCAGATATGTGTTAACGTCTGCCAATTGATATCACCTCCTTATTTGCGCTAAGTTATACTGTTTAAACTATTCGCCATCGTTATAAAATAACTACCTAAAACTGGATCGCCACTCGACTTATTGGTTATCCCCGTGGAATACATGGACCCTATTGCAAACCTGGCCTGGTTAAATCTTACTGATGTTAAAGTTTTGTCACTGCTGGTCATCTTATTGAAAGTGGTCAATGCGCTACCGTATTTATACACCTCAAATGCCGTAATTCTATCTAAAAAGGCGTTCCATCTGGAGTAAGTTAGAGTTGTTAGGCTCCCATGATTATTGAAAGCGTTCAATTCGGCAGTAGTCCAAGTCCAATTTGAAGGTCTATTGGCTGCTAACGTATTATAAGATTGACTGTGAGTAGCTGAATCTGGATAAGTATAACTCCAAGCATAAACATTTATTGTATAAGAAGTGTCTGGAGTTAATCCTGTATAAGTATAATCCTGTGAATTTTGAGCATAATTACCATTAATATCAATGTGATACCCATCTGCACCAGTTACAGAATTTACTTGCACTCTTATCCAATCCATCCCTGTAGTTACAGTTACAGTAGGAACTGGTAAACGAGTATAATACCTTTTAACTTGTGTTTGTGTGATCTCGTAACCTGCTTGGTCATAAAAAACAGCAATAAACTCGTAGAAACCGTAATTAGGAGGGTATAAATTACTCGCAGTAGCAATATTTGTTATCCAGTTTGTGCTTCCACCGTAATAAGATTGATTACTAATTTGTGTATCGTTGCAAAATATTTTACAAGTATAAGCTGGTGTACTACCTCCATACCATGCATGAACTGATATACTATTTGTTGTTTGTGAATCACAAGCAAGGTTAGAAGGTGGAATACCAGTCACGGAAAAAGTAGAAGAAGTATACGTTGTAGACCCTATAGTGAATTTTACATAGTAATCACCATTTTCAACAATTTCATCTTGACCGCTTAAACCAAGACTTCTTTGTGTAGCATAGCTGACCCAACCAATCCATACAGTAAAATATCCCCAACCACCGCTAGGAGCAGTACCCCCATAAAAGGTAAAAACACAACGATTATCTCTACTTCTATACCATCTGGCAACAACTGAAGAACCTTCGGGGATATTACCAGTATAAAGGGCAACTACAACTTCATTATCAATACCATAATGGGCTGGAGCAGTAGCATTACCATCATTCAATCCGCCTATATTTGATAAATCAAAAGAAGACGTAGGATTAGATATCGACCAGGGAGCATCGCCAATAATTGAAGAAAGCACACTAGATAAATAGTTTGGTATACTTTGACCAAAAACAGTTAAAGTTCCGGACTGTCCGGTTATTCCTTTGCCTATTGTTATTGACATTTAATCGCCTTCTATTCTTGTGGTGGAGTTATAGGCGCTGATCCTGCACCGCCGCCATAATTTGCTTTCATTAAAATTCGCCACCTTTCCCGATAAATCACTGTTGAATCTCCACAAAATGTATGTAATAATTTCTAAAAGAGAAGGGAGTTGGTATAATGTTCCAAAAAACAAAGTGTTTTCTTGTCGGCCTTGTCGTCGGTTTAATAATGGCCACCGCCACCTTTGCCATGGCTGCTAATCCAATCAAACTCATTATCAACAGTCAGGAGATTCAATGTGACGTGCCACCTCAAAACATTAATGGTCGTGTTTTAGTTCCAGCCAGATTTGTTGCGGAATCCCTAGGTGCTAATGTAACATGGGATGCTGATAAGAATGCGGTTGTGATAACATCAGCTGCACCTTTGGTGGTTGAAGAAAAAAATATTAGCTCTCCAACCGTGGAAGCTGGAGAGCAGGGAGTTAAAGAAACAACCTTCAAAGGATTGAAGGCTATTGAGGTTGATGGGAAAATTTATTTTGGTTTAACTGAATGGACAGATAAAATGCGCAAAACCGGGAAAGAAGTGAAAACGACATTTAGTGATAATGTTTTTAATGTTTTGATAGATGAGCAAAACATTTTTATCCTAAAAAAAGACGCAATACTTTATAGAGAGATTGTTTACATTGATAGTGAATACTATATCGATTAACCAAATACAGCGATTGGGGTTCCAACATCTCCTTTTGTTGCTACTTCATTATCTGGCGAATTAGAATTTCCAATATAAACACCAAACGCTGGATTAATAATAACGTTTCCCATTGCGGTTATACCTAAAGAATCACCAATTGTATAAAGATAGCAATTGTCTTTTAAAAATATATGTTTATCTTTTGATTGAACATATTTTCCCAAATATATATTATTACCTACTTTCAAATCCGTACCGACATCAATCGTAGTGTCCGAAGAAATTGTCCCGCCCCTAATGTCTGGGCTTTCTATAGTTGTCTGCGTGATCTTAGTCTTAGTAATATACGACGGAAGATCACTGGCTGGCAGTGCCCCAATATCCTCTGGTGAAGTGGGTATTTGTCCAATAGATGCAACACCGTCTGGTAAGTTATCCCATGTGATAACACTGCCTGGTCCCATGATAACATCACCTGTGAAACTACCTTTTGTGGCTGTTAGCTTACCGTCAGTATCGACCTTGAACGCCCCGTTATTAATATTTATAGAGCCCTTTTTAAAGGTTAATGTTCCCGTGGAAAGATCAAAAATAACATTTCCATCTATATCTTGCAGTTTTCCAGTTTTGATTAGGTCGGCGTTAAATATTCCAGCCGTAATAAAATCGGCCACAATAGCACCGTCCATAGTCATAGCTAATCCAAAGGTTTCACCGCCATCATTTGAATACGCAAGCCCGTTGATATTCCATTTCCAAAGTTTAGTAGCGACTGTATAATCTTTGTCGTTTGAAATATACATAGTATTGGTTCCATATTGGTCTTGTGTAATAGTGATATACCCATTGGTGGCCATGTTCATGATTTGAGTGGCGTTTTCTTTGGCTTCTTTTAAAACGCTTTGAGCTTTTTGAAGGTTTTCAATTTTCTGCAAAATATTAGTATTGGTTTGGTTATTAACGCTCGTCAAGGAAGTTTTGATAGTATCTCCAAGTTTAAACAGTGTTTTCTCCGGACTATCAAGTGGAATTTCAAGCTTAGTAACTGGAAAATGTCGATCCATACCGTGGGGTTTAGAGATAACTCGAAGCTCATCGAGCAACTTAACTGCCTCATAATTCACATCTAAATAATGCAAATCCAAAGCACTAAGTTCGATAGACATATTGTCGAACTGAATATCGGAAAGATAAGCTTCGGCTTTAGACAATAATGACGATGCCGTACTTACATCATCCCAATGAATAACTTTTTCGATCCATCCGTATGAAGCCACTGCTTCGCTCGATTGCACGTAAAGACTGCCGTTATTCACGCTCTCCACGGTTAGGTAAGCATCTAGAGCCTCAATTGGGCTTTCATCCAATCGATTACCAAGCGGAACAATTACTGTAGCAAATTCCGTTAGATCCCATTTGCGTGTAAAATCCAGAAGGTTCTTGCCAAATTCGATTATCTGGCTATTAGTGTTGGGGTAATCTGCTAAATAATCTAGATATCTTACGCCATCAACTTTACGAATTCTGAGATGTCCCCCAAGCTTTTTTACAAGCTTTTCATTGATACACTCTATGGTTTTTTCGTAATTAGTGTAGCGATATAAAGGGTCATCAGAATCAGTAACCGTTACGCTGCCAATGGTAAATTGCTTATCGTCAGCCACCTTAGAATTATGGATGTTTATCAAAGTTTCTAAAAATCCTCGAACCGTTTGCCCATAATATTCAGCGGGGGGTTGTGTACTATCATTTAAAAATGCAAGCTCGCCCTCACAATAAAGAACTCTATTATTCCAAAAGTCTTTATCTTCGGATAATACTCGACCGGCCCATATCTCTTCGCCATTTTTATGAACCGAAATATCACTTACCATTCGAACTATGGTACCGTATCCGATGTTCGATGGCGGCAAAGTCATTGATAGGGAACCGGCTGAGCTGTCTTCAAGCGTTAACTTTGGATCTATAATTTTCATATTGTCGAGAGCAAAAGCATCATTGTATATACAAATACCATCGGCATAAATCGAATACATGATCACAACCTCCCTTGTCTAAAATTGATTGATACAGTACCCGTACCAGAAACACACTTGAGATATACGGTTACAGTATCGCCAAGAAACAAAAATTCGGGAATCTGTGTTGTTCCATTTTGAACTAATTTGGTGATATCGATCCCTAATTCGTTGTTGATGAAACGGATATACATACCATTTCCCGATACAGTACTAACAATAAACGACGGACAAACTGGCGCCCTACCAAATAAACCTTTTTCAAATGTGTGAGCTTCATAAGATTCTGTAACTGGAATATTTTTAAACACATTCGCTGGAATAATTCCTGTGTAAAAGTTGAAAATATCCCATTCCCAGTCATCTAAAGACGCACGCGAAAGCCATTTATATGGCCCAAGACTATAATCGACAACAATTTGAGACCGATCTTTACTGCTTTTCCATTCGTTTATTGTAAAACGTCCTTCATAAAAATACTCTTTGTCATCTTCGAGAATGGCTCGCATAGTTTGCCCGTGTAAATAATCCATAATATCAGAATAAGCTTGGTACCATTCTTTATAGCCGTTCATAACAATAAACTCAATGCTGCCTTCACGGTTTTCATAAACCGGATACCCGGTGAGTGATTCTGATAAATCTATAGAACCATCTGCACCGGGTATATCTAAAATCTTTCTTTTCAGTGACGGAGGATTAAATACCGGACGCGAGGAAGGAACAATGTGCCAATCGTCCCACGTATTCTTATCTCCGAAAGTAATTGAATGGTACAATTGTTAAATCCCCCTTCCTTCGTAAATTACTCGTTGCCCAAAAGAAGAATCCAAAGGACCTACTAGGGCTCCAACTAATGTTCCTGTATCCATTACAATCTTTAATTTACTCATGGTATTGGCCAAAACCGACATGTCATTACGAAGTTCTCCTATCGCTTTAACCACATTATCGTTGTCCAATATGATGTTACTTTGATTATCGGAAGCCAAATTATTCATGCCCATTCCAGTTTTTCCGGCTAATTCGATTGATCTTTTNGAGTAAAGCAATCCGTTAATTTCNTCAGCGCCACTTGTTATAGCNGANAGATCAAGTACTGGTCGGATNGTCGGCTCCATATCCATATCNNNGTTCAAAGCATCTGTTATTCCTGAAACGGCATTAGATATT